GGGGTTAGGATCCTCCTTCCCTGCATTTATCTCCGCCACGCGAAAGCGTGGAGTGGGTTCATGCAGCTACCCAACCTAAGGCTAAACCAACCTTAGGCCTACGGCCCAGATAACCAAGCGTTGATACAGCGCTGGTTACAAATTTAGGAGCCTCAATGAAGTATTGAAGCAAGCCGTAGCTTTCTTCGGCAGGAAGCTTGTCCTCTTGGGTTCGCACCCTCAAGGCATAGCGTTCCAACCTGAACAGGTCTCGATCCCACCGTGTTTTCAATACGGCGGGCGAGGGGTCCAGATCAGACCAACCGAAGAGCCCCGATCGATGCGTCACCGTCGGCACCTTAAAGTGCACGAGCGGCTCAGCTGTCTTCCGAACGAAGGCGGCTGTTTCCAACAACCCAGCTTCGGCTAGGTTGTGGTGGACATCCACCGACGATACGATCGACCCGGGGCTGGCACCACTAGGCTTGGAGAGTATGTTCACGGTAGTCACGTCGTGACCTCCGTAAGCATCGACCCCGCACGACTCCCTGAACTTACCGTCCAGGAATGTCTTGCCAAGGTTCACCCTCAGGTTGAGGGCCTCCAAACAGCCTACCATTGCCCGAGAACAGTCAGCGGGGACAATAATATCGTCCCCGAAGACTCGGACCTGCCACTCTCCCAGCTCTCGCAAAAACCCGAAATTGACCTGTCGGCCGCGGCAGAACGCCACGGTACCTAGGGCCAAACTAAGGAAAAAGAGAGACTGTACCGGGAATGTGGTAGCGTTACCCATGGTTGAGTACTTCCTAAGGTAGTGATACCTAGGGGAGGTCCGACTGATAGTCTGGGTAACCCAAACAGTCCTTGAGGACTGGAGGGCTTCCAAGAGGGATGGCAAGCGCCTAAAGAGGCGCTCAACATGCCAACAAGACACACGGTCGGAAGCTGACGACAAATCAATCGTCGCGCAGCTACCATCCATAGAGGCTCTGAGTGCGAGCTGGCCATTCTTCACCTGGTCGTTAAATGTGACGAACCGGGAGAGGATGGACCTTTCCACTCGGGTATAGAAGTAGTCTTTGACTATCTGCTGGCACCACTGATGCGAAGTTGGTTCCGAGGCAATGAGCCTCGGCTTCGACAGTGTTTTTGGTACAGCAGCGAGCTTTGCTGGAACCTCCTTCTGGAGGGCCTGGCAATGTTTACTTCCATACGGAACGACGGGAACCTGCGCATAGTTGGCAAAAGCCAGGTCTGCGTAAGGAAACGTTCGCTCCAGCCGTTCAGGCCAGGACCGGAAGTTGTACTTATAACTCCCGAATCTTTGGTCTGAGACCGCACCAGGGCCGTGCTTAGGCCTCCACGCCAGGGGATCGAACACCCCGAGTACGCTCGAAATTAGGTCAGCAGCTTGCTGAACCTTTCGCGCGTGCTCATAGTTCAGACGTGGGGAGTTGGTGTGATCTTCGAAAAGATCATCCATTCCGGCATCTACTGGATCCGCAGCATCGACAAAATCGAGTGCCACAGCGTTTTCAGCGCCGAAAGAATCGTGGTGTCCCCAATCAAGGGATCCATGACGAACCTCCTCATCCTCGCGGAAGAAGGCGTCGACACTATTACAAGTGTCACGCTTTCCTGATGCTAACTCCAACTTTCGGACAACCCCTAAGAGCTGCCTAAGGAGGAAAATAGCTTTTGGGTCCGGAGTTTGCCTAAGTATACCAGAACTGTCGAAAACGCGTAGAGTTAAACCCCGAAATAGTCGTGGGATTGCTCCTCCCTTATCCACCCCAAAGTTTACGAGGTGGCTAGGGATTAGACGCTCTGCCGCAAGGCACTTGTCAAGGTGCTTACGGTAGGTCGGCATGACGTCCAAAGTAAACCGGACGCCATGCTGTTCGACAGCGGAGCTCAACCGCTTATAGTCACGGTCAAACTCCTTGGTACATTCTGGGTAATGACGTGCGCAATCGACTAATAGCGCACGGTACACGCCTAGAACAAACTCTGCGTAGCTTTTCAGGTCACTCAAAGGACTCTTCCTTTCGTAGTGGCCTCTACGGCTAGCAGACCTCACTACTCGATTGCGGGAGTCTTACGACTCCCAGCCGAGCAACTTCGCTGCGATACCCCCAGCCTTGACCATATAAAACGACATGGCCTCGGAGACATCAATGATGTCAGTGGGGGCGCCGTTCGGATCATTCCTGATCGTGAACGACACCTCGGACAGCGAGCCAAGAGGCAAGGCCTCGGTCGGTTTGACATAGCGCGAGAACGTCACGGTGTGACGATCGAACGCTTGCGTGCCGGCCTTGACCTTATCCCGAGTGTTCCGGACCTTCGCCCGGTACCACACGGTCGATTCGTCGAGGAAGTATTCCGACGAATAGCCATCCTGGTTGATAAGCGGGAGGACCTTTGCGGTTCCCCCCGACCCATCAAGGGTCAGAGTGAGAGACGTGCCAAGCATAGAGTATATTCCTTTCTGATGGTTAGCGGAACATGCGTGTTCTTTGCACGCCCAACGCCATCAGAGTGGACAGCCGAGACATGTCTAGAAAAGGCATGTTGATGCCAGGTAATGCGACCGTTCCGCCCACGAGACGTGTGCGAATGGTACGAAGCGCAAACCCTGCAGGCTCGATGAAGCAATCCTTTGCATTCACCGGGACGGCTGAGGTACCAAGAGTAGTCACGACTGACCTTCGCATGAGGCAAGCCTCAGTCCAGGTCGCCGGTACGGTATTGGAGTACAAAAGAGTATAATCTCCAATGTTCGTGAACCAACCGATGAGCCAGGTCCATGGAATAACTTTCCATAGTCCATTAGCCAGCCCTTCTGGGGTAAGGCCAAGGACGATCTTTCTCACTTCGTGTTGGTATCGACTATCTTGGGGGTGGTACGGAGGCGGCTTCAGTGGTTTCCACCTTACAGTGGCCCACACATCCTTGCGGCAAATTTGTGAATACCGCAGGCTGACCCCGGTGTTCGCGCCACTTAGCGCGACCATTGAGGATGAAGCTCTCTCCAGAGTTGTACTACCCAAAGTTAAGCGCCTTCTAAGGCCCTTCCCTGTGTATAGCCTGTTCAGTTCCGAGGTGCGTTTTGTTACCTCTTTCTGCAGGTCTAACACTTTAATGATGTCGTCGATCATGGGTTTCCATCCGAATTTCACCATCAAGAAGTTGTTCGCTACTCCCTTGGGAGAGAATAGCGTCTTGGGGTGTCGGAGGACTTTCCAGGTATCGCGCAGCAGTTTGGGAAGCTCGATAAGATTCTGGAGCATCTCCGGAGGGTTGACAATGGGTCGCGAAGGATTACTCCTTGCGATTGCCGAAAGCAACCAACCGTTGGGCACCGGAAGTGGCTGGACCTCTATATCAGAGAAACTGCCATTACCCCCAGTAGTGGGGTAACTTTCGAGTATTAAAGATGACGACGCGTTCCGAACCTTCCCATGCCAAATAACGGCGCCGACCCTCTGGTCGGACAAAAGGGAAGAAGGAACAACTGGCCGCCCCACCGTGTCCCCGATCGTACTCGTTCGAGTAACGGTTACGGGAGACGTGGCATAGTGACCAGTTGTGTCCCAGTTAGGATTCGAGAACAGTATGCGCTTACCCATAAAGGTTTGCGTACGCTGCCTCGATCTTGCGACACGTGCCATCAGGCCTACATCACCTATACATTGAGGCCGTGATTGGAAGCTGG